GGTCTATGTAGCGTCCACCAAACTTGCCGGGCAATTTCCCAATTACGAAGCGGTGATCCCCAAAAATAACGAGGTGAAAGTTACGGCCAAGGTTGCCGATCTGCTGGCCAGCTTGGAACGGTGCGCACTGCTCAGTGAAGAACGCTCTGGCCTCGTGGTGCTCAACTTCGGCAAACAGATCGTGATTACGGCTGCCAGCTCCGCCAACGGTGAATCAGAGGAAACGGTGGATTGCATTGGCTCCCCGAAAGAGCCGCTGCGGATCGGCGTCAACTCCGAGTACCTCATCAACCTGATGAAGCGATTGGACGGCGAGGTCAGCATCTTTCTGCCGGACAGCAATCAAAAGCCGCTGCTCTTCAACGCAACTCCGCATGAAGGCGAAACGCTGGGCTATGTCGTCATGCCCATGAGGGTTTGACAGATGCCCAGAGCTATTAAGGGCCGGCCACGGTGGAGGAGGGACGAACTAGACACCCTCTGCCAACTGGCAACCCAACGAACCAACACTCAACTCGCAGAGCTTTTAGGTCGCAGTAAGGCTGCTATTTCGTGCGAAATATCGCTCCTCAAGTTACGGGGAACCGGCGCACGAACCAAGGTCAAAGTACCGATGTCTCCACAAGAAACACGGGATCACGTGCAACGCATGATGCAACTTTCAGCGCGCATCGCTCAGCTCAAAAAGATGAAAGTGAAGGCAGCCTAATGGCACTCAGGGCCGTACCTGATCACCCAAAATTCGCAGACCTGAAAGCCAGACTGGGCCGCCCCAAGTACGTGGCGCTTGGATGCCTTGAAGCTATCTGGCACTTTACCGGGCGCTTTACGCCGCAAGGGAATCTTGGCAAGTACACCGATCAGGCTATCGAGGCCTGGGTCGAGTGGGATGGTCAGCCGGGCGCGCTGATCACCGCCCTGATCGGCGCGGGATGGCTTGACGCCGATCCGGTTCACCGTCTGCTTGTGCATGACTGGGGGCAGCACGCGGATAAGGCCACAAAGAACGCCTTGAACCGCGCGCACATTGGATTCTGTACGGACCCTGTTCGTACTCCGAGTGTACAGAGTACGGACGAAAAGCCGGAATTGAGTACGGTATCCCGCCTACCAGAGCCGGTACCAGTTCCTGTACCAGTACCAGAGGCAAAAGCAAAAGCCGCCGCGAAGGAAAAGCCTTCGCATCTTGTTTTGCCGGATTGGATTTCCTCAGAGGCATGGGACGCTTTCGAGGAAATGCGCCGTAAGTTGCGGGCACCGCTCACCGATTACGCCCGCAAGCGCATCATCGCCGAACTCGTGAAGCTAGAGAGCCAGGGACACAAAGCTGAATCCGTGCTTAACCAAAGCATCACGCGCGGTTGGCGTGGGGTTTTCCCGCTGAGCGCAGACAATCGCGAATTGCACCAACCACGTTCCGATGTTCCCCGCGCGTTTACTCCCGATGAAATGGAAAAGCACCGACAGCAGGAAGAATCCGAAGAGCGAGAAGGTTATGCGATGTGGTTGAGTATGAGCGATAACTTCAAAGCAAAAAATCCCTGGCTTGGCCGCATTTTTGAGGAAGGGGCATAGCGAAATGGCACATCACCCAATGACTGAATGGTCGGCACAGGGCACACAATTGCAAAACCCGCTCCAGTGGCAAGCATCCAAGCCGAGCTGGGGATACACTCCGACGCTCTGGTTTTTCTATCGCATGATTGAGGTTGCGTATCTTGACGCGCGGACGATCTACCCGGCCAGTGCGCTTGAACAGAGGAACGTGGCCGCGCCCGATGCGCCGCCGCCTCTTTTGAGTGGGATGGCCGTGCCCATGGTTGTTTCCGATGATGAGCCGTTGCCGGCTTCGGCGTTGAAGTATCCCGGCCAGCCCACAGATGAGGCGTTGCTTGCGCGGGATTGGATTGCACGGTCGGAAGCCGCGCCAACGTGGGCTTACGCGCTGGGCGCATCGCATGAGTTCTTGAGCTTTCCGGAGTGCTGCCAGATTTTAGGGCTCGATCCGGATGTGGAGAGAGCGGCCTTGCTCGAAGTGATTGACAAGGCTGTTGACATGGACAACGACGAAGCCTGGGCGCGCTTGGATGAGCTGAGTACGCGCGAGCCTCAAGACGACGTGGAGCCCCTGTTCGATGCGCCACGGGTTGTGCCGGCGCTGGATCAAATGGCGCTGTTTTGAAGTTGAATTCGCTGTTACGTAGAAACTTTGGTTGCGATGCTCTAGCAGGGTACAATTTACTCATGGGAAAGCGCTCGCACAAAGCCGTTCAAAAATGTGTGACGCGAGACTCAGACATCCGGAGCGCGCTACTGGAAGAACTACGCATCCAGTATGGTGATCCAGACAATGATCTGATTATTGAGGAGTTTGGCTGCAAGAAAGCACGTGCCGATGTTGCCGTCATCAATGGTTCGCTTCATGCTTTTGAAATCAAGAGCGATAGCGATAGCCTCGAGAGGCTACCATCGCAAATGCAGGCCTACCAGGATGTTTTCGAATACATCACATTGGTTTGCGGTCGTAGATTGCTTGACCGCGCGCATGCTGTTATTCCCAAGTACTGGGGACTTCAAAAAGCCATATTCATTGATGGGAAGGTCGTTTTAAGGGAGATTCGTACAGCAAAATTCAATCAGAACCAAAATGCTCTTGCATTGGCCCACATGCTCTGGAAAACAGAGGCGCTTTCTTGTTTAAGAAAATACGGCCACCGCCAGGTAACCTCTCGCAACACAGCCGAAGAGGTTTCTGAAGCAGTGGCCGCATATATTTCCTCCATCCCAACGCTAACGTCTGAGGTCCGCGCAGCCATTAAGGCTAGGGGAGGCTCAGGATTTGAGAGGAGGTCAACTCAAGATGATGATTGGTACACCACTCAATCCACTTTTCAGCAGTACCATTTGTCCCTGGATTGGCTGCTTTCTGCGCAATAAGTTTATCGCCTTCGCTGTAGTTTGCACCGGAGAAAAAGGACTGCTTAATTAGGTCCTGGCAAATTGCGCGAATTGCTCCGACCTGATTGAGGTCTCTACGAGTCCAGATGCTATTCGTAGATGTGTAGCGAATGTTTGGGGCAGGAGCACGGCCGCCGCCGCGCTGCCGTCCGAAAGGACGAACTCCATAATCGCCATAGGAAGGGATACGGGAATTAGCTTGAAATTGCAGATTGGCAACTGAATTATATCCTAGCCAATCTGCACGCTTATAGGGTATCCATTCCTTAATTTGATTATTAGAAATTGAGTCGGGAAAACATCCTGCGGCCACTGTTACTGTGCGCCATTGTCCTAGATCCGGTAGTAAGCCAAGATATTTTTGTTCTAAAGTCTCCACATTCGCTTTTTCTTTCTGGTAGGACAAGTCAATTAAAATATCCACTTGGCCTTTATCGATTCCTAACACTCTAAGCAGCCGTTGAAGCAGTGTTAGAACTTTATCTTGGCTCTCGAAAAATACCGGCTCCAGGCGCAACATAACTCCATGGCCATCAGCCTGAATTACGCCTCGAATTGCGCTTTGACACACTTGCGGCCACAACGGGGACGTTACTGGTACGACGAGAAGTTGCTTCTGGCGAGCGACTGAAAATACCCGATCAATCTCCAGAGGATCTGGTGGCGTATTTTCAGGAGAAAAATGTCTCAAATCTAAAAAAAGCGGAAGTCCAGTCCATTCCGTACGCACGAGTTCCAATGAATCATCAATATGCTGAGGCAAAGGTTTTGGCTTTGCACCCTTCTTGAACGGAGTATTAGGAAGCCCAAGCTCAAACAGTGGTGTTACGCGTGCTTTGCAGGCTATAGATAAATAATCCAATGCCCACAGTTCACCGCGTTTGAGCTTGGTGATGAACACATAGTGTTTGTGACCAAAATTCAACCCGACGTGATTGACGGGCACTTGGGCACGCTCAACCAGAATAGCTTTCTGTGTTTTCTTTTTTGTCTTGCTGCCCTTCCCTTGAGAAGGGGGCGCTATTTTCTGTTGCATTGATTTCTCCTAAGAGTCAAAAGGAAATAAAATTTCCTTCCGGTGCAAATAAACTTGCACCGCAGTAACGTCCTCAGCATGTGGCGTGAGTTGTGCGATGCGACTCCCGTCTTGCAGGACTCAGCCCGTGGGATGATGCACATTTTCCACAAGCGAAATTGATTGACTCTTGGAAGAAGTTCTATGTAAATTGACTTCAGGGGTACACACCCAAGAGTCACAGCTCGATTGTCGATTCGCTCTTAGCCTCTCCCTCGCCGGAGAGGCTTGGTGTTTCACCTCCAATAATTTGCTTAATTAAGGGGACCACATCCTTCCCATTTCTGCAATGTGAAAACGGGTCATCTCTGTGGAAATCTAGTCGCATTAGTCTATTCCTTATAGAAACATACTCACATTTTGCCTGATTACGACCCTCATGATACTTGCAGTATTTCTATAAAGCTCAAAGGGAGTAGTCGTAACTCACCTGAGCAGCTATTTTCTCTACCTAGAAATGGATGGCCTAAGAAAATAAAGGCTTTCTTGCGCGGTTTTCGGGTTTGGTTACCACAATGGCTACCAGAGATGAAAAACGCCCTTACAGTTGCCAGAATCCGCGCATTGGAGCCTCAAGCGAGGCGTTACAAGGTCACAGACGGGCGCGGTTTGGCTTTGGAGGTGCGCCCAAGCGGCAAAAAGACATGGCGCTTGCGCTACACGCTTCGCAGACAGCGCACAGAGATAAACCTGGGCCGATTCCCTCACCTCAGTCTTGCGGATGCCCGACAGCGGCGCGACGTGCTGTTGTCGGCCATCTCCGAGGGAACGTCTCCAGCCGAACAGCGCCGCAAGGAAAAACTTGCGGAAGAGCGCGGAGAAACAGTTAAAGCGTTTGGCGAGAAGTATTTGACCGGGTACGTACAGCGTCGGCGGCGGGACGTTGCGCCCATGCGCCGGTATTTGGAGCGAGACATATATCCGGTGATCGGCAACCGGGCAATCGGCTCGATCCACACGGACGATGTGCGGGAGCTGATCTTCAAGCGCGTTGAGGACGGCAAGCCTCAAAGCGCTCTGGCTATCCGTAACTTACTGAAACGACTGTGGGATTACGCGCTTGTGCGAGGCGTTGCGGACAAGAATCCGTTGAGTGCGATCCCGGCCAAGTTTGTGGCGGAGATGAGTGAGCGCAACCGGGCGCTGAAACCGCCGGAGCTTGCGGCGTTTGTCAAAGCCATGGATGCAGCGCGGATTAGTCCCGATTTGAAGGCCGCTTTGTGGTTCATTCTGTTGACCTTGACACGCAAAGGAGAGGCACGGCGGGCACGTTGGGATGAATTCGCCTTAGATAAGGCGGAATGGGCTTTGCCGGAAGCGCACAGCAAGACAGATACGCCGCTTGTGATTCCACTGAGCCGACAAGCTGTGGAGTTGCTGAGAGCACAGCGCGAACGGCATCCACGCGCAAGCGTTGTGTTTCCCATGCGCGCCGCCGATCACACACCGATTGCAGCCAGCACACTCAACCGTGCGTTGAGCCGTATCCATGTGAAGATTGAGCACTTTACAGTGCATGACTTGCGGCGCACAGCAGCAACCAATTTGTCAGAGCAAGAGTACAACACCGACGTGATTGAGAAGGCGCTCAATCACAAGCTCAAAGGCGTGCGTGGTGTGTACAACCGCGCCCAATATGCCAAGCAACGCGCCGAGATGCTGCAAGCCTGGGCCGATTGGCTGGATGAACTGAAAGGAAAGAGATGAAACCGAGAATCACGAGAGTAAAACGCACAAAAGACCTTTGGTTGGTGAAAGATGCAAATCAAGGGTGCATCACTGGGAGCTTTGCAGCAGCTTGTGTATTGGCTAAATCTTGGCTGAACCAACTGAAAGGTTAAGCATGACGTTTCCTGAATGCGTGTCGTATTGTGCAAAGAATCAAGAGCTTGTAAGCAACTTCGACCGTTTGCAAGGAAGGAACTTGAGTCGCAAAGGTAGCCCTATTGAACTCATGATCGATGATTCAACTGGCCGATTTGAGGCGGACATGAAAGCGTTCAGTGAGTTCGTTTACGAAATGGTGTGGACACGCCTTCCATTGGCGCAAAATTAGCGCGGTTTCCGAACCTACAGGTAAGACAGAGATAGAGGGCGGTTGCGGGTCGGGCACAGCTTGGCAGAATCGGTACGGCGCTTGACAGGCCGGAGATGCCAATCCGTAGTAAGCGGGCTGTGAGGTGCAAGCCAATCCCGTTGACCACAATCCCACACGGGCCAACCGCCAACTCTATTGGAGGACTATCGACAGCAAGTCATTGATACTCAACACGATGTGAGCCAATCAATAGATGGGCCTCAGCAGCGCCGCCCCTCGCGGGTCCTTCCCGGCTAGGGAAAATTGGGGGTGACGCGCCAGCTCCCGTGTGCCCTAGCGCCAGACTTTTTTAAACCCATTTCCGTTTCCGTGCCTATGCCTAAGCCTGAAAACCCGCGCAACTACTCTGCCTTGCCCGTTTCGGACGTTGCGGAGCTGCTTGGAGTCACCGACCGGCAAGTCCGCAACTGGATCAAAGACAAAGGTTTACCGGCAAAGTCCGATCCGCGCGGCCTAATGCTTGACTGGCCCAACACGCTCAAGTGGTATGTGGCCTATCAGGCGGACAAAAGCCTCGGAAATGGCGGAAATCGCCGCCTGAATTCCGGCACGGATGGTTCCGAAGTGCCTCTGGAGACGCTAGACGAGGCGATTTTGCGTAAAACCATGGCCGAGGCGGACCTGAAAGAGCTGCAACTTGCCCGCGAGCAGGGCCAGATTGTGGCCATTTCGGACCTGGAGCGCGTTCTTGCCAACGCCAACCGCTCCATTCAGACCCAAGTCCTCGCCCTGGCCGCCGGCCTGGCTCCCCAGCTCATCGGCATGGATGATCGTCAGAAGATTTTCAACCTGATCGACCGGAGTTGCCGTTCGCTGCTCAGCAACCTGGCCAACATCGATGCCATCCGCCAGGCCCGCGCCCAGGAGCCGGAATCGGAAGAGGAATGATCCGGCCCCGCCAGCCCTACCAAACCAGCCCCGAGGGCATGGCCGCCACGGGCCGCGCTTTCAATAAGGCGCACAAGATGTTCTTGCCGCCCGCGCCGCTCACCCTTTCCCAATGGGCAGATGAGTACGCCCACATCCCCAAGGAAAACTCCGCAGCTCCCGGAAAGTTCCACACCTCCACGCTGGAGTATCAGCGCGGCATCATGGATGCCATCACCGATCAGGACACCGAAACGGTTGTCTTGATGTTGGCCGCGCAGTCTGGCAAAACGCAATGCGCCAACCTTAACCCCATCGGCTATTACAGCCATTGGGAGCCGTCGCCGATCCTGTGCGTACAGCCCACCCTGGCCGAGGCGGAAAAGTTCTCCAAGAACCGCATCGCCAAGATGATCCGCGATACGCCCGTGCTCCGCGAACTGTTTCCCTCGCCGCGTTCGCGGGACTCCGGCAACACTCTGCTCAACAAGGAATTCCCCGGCGGCGTTCTTGTCATCGTCGGCGCAAACTCTCCGCTCGGGCTGCGCGGCCTTCCCGCGCGCGTCATCCTCATGGACGAGGTGGACGGATACGAGGAATCCGCCGGCACGGAAGGCGACCCGGTTGACCTTGCGAAAAAGCGCAGCACAAAATTCTGGAATCGCAAGATTGTCCTCACCTCGACGCCGCACATCAAGAACCTTTCCCGCATCGAGCGGGCCTTTGACTCCAGCGACAAACGGTATTACTACGTGCCGTGCCCGCACTGCGGTGAGATGCAAAAGCTGGAGTGGCCGCGCCTCAAATGGAATACCGAAGATCTTGCCACCAACTCCCGGCCGCGCGTCATCGATTGGTGGTATGTCTGCGTCAACGGCTGCGAAATCCGCGAACGCTCCAAGCATGAGATGATCCGCAACGGTTCGTGGCGCGCCACCGCCGAGAGTCACGACGGCAAGACGGCCGGCTTCCATCTCAATGCGCTCTACGGCGTGGTCGATTGGTTGAACCTCATCCAGGAATGGCTCGAAGCGCAGACCTCCCTCGAGCGGATGAAAGTCTTTGTCAACACGAACCTCGCGGAGACATGGGAGATTCGTGGCACCGGGGCCAATATGTCAGAGCTGGAAAAGCGCCCGCGCTTCGCGCACGAAGTGCTTCCCTCTGGCGTTTTGTGGCTCACCGCCGGCGTGGATACCCAAGACAATCGCCTGGAATGTACGGTGTGGGGTTGGGGCCTTGACGATGAACGCTGGTCCATCGAACACAAGGTGTTTCCCGGCGATCCGTCTTTGCCCGACGCCGATCTGGCCAGCCCCTGGGCCGCGCTCCGCGATTACCTCTTGGAAGACTGGGAACACCGCGCCGGCGTCACGATGCGCATCTCCACCGCGCTCATTGACTCCGGCGGCCACCACACCGAGCGCGTCTATGAGTTCACCCGTAAGCATGAGTTGCGCCGCTGGCACGCGATTGTGGGCCGTGCCGGAATCGGCAAGCCATTGTTGAGCCAAGGTACTCGCCTCGGACCTTACAAAACGCTGGTCTACACCGTGGGCACTGACACCGCCAAGGAAGATGTATTCACATCGTTGCGCGTTCACAATCCGGGTTCGCAATATACCCATTTCAGTGATGCGCTCGATGCTGAGTATTTCCGTCAACTCACTGCGGAGAAGTTCGTCATCACTAAAAAAGACTTTCAGACCGTTGGTAATTGGGTGAAAACCGGCGAACGTAATGAGACTCTCGATTGCGCCGTCTACGCGCGTGCTGCTGTTCAGGTGCGCCGGCCCAATTTCAGAAAGATCGCCCGTAGTCTTTTCCGCGCAACGGAAAAGCTCCGCCTTGAGCGCGAGGCCGCCGGTATGCCGACTCCAGCGCCCCCAGAGGAATACATCGGCTCCGCCCCAGAATCAGTTGAAAGCGAAACGCCGCCCGATTGGGCACAGAAGACAGCCGATACGGCTGTGAAACTAGCAGCAGCGCTTACCCAGGCAGCAAAGCCCGCGCCAGTGCGCCGCCGGCCTTCCGCCGCATCCCGGCTTCGTAACTTTGGCCGCAACCTCTGAGGAAAATTTCACAACTGTGCTCGCGGTCACACCATGAATTATATTTGCATCGTACGATACAAACAGATCAGCAAAGAGGCGAAGAGATGAAAGACAAGATCACAGAGCAGCAATACCTCGATTTTCAAGCGGCGTTCGATTTCTTCAACGTTCAACTTTTTGCGGACTCACTGCCTCAAGTGCTGGTCACCTTGCAGCGTCACGCCAAGGCGCGCGGATACTTCGCCCCGGAGCGCTTCCACGGACGCGGCAACAAGGTTACCGTCCATGAAATTGCACTCAATCCCGATTGCTTCTGTGATGAGACAGACGAGCGCATTCTCTCCACCCTTGCTCACGAGATGGCTCACCTGTGGCAGCAAGCTCACGGCCACGCGCCGCGCCGCTGCTACCATGACCGGGAGTGGGCGGCGAAGATGAAGGCCATTGGCTTGCAACCCACCACAACCGGCGAGCCTGACGGCAAAGAGACGGGCCAGCACGTCACCCACTTTGTGGTGAAGGGTGGACCATATTCCCGCGCCTATGCCAAGCTCAAGGCCAAGGGCCTCAAGCTGCGGTGGGAGTCTCCCGCGCCCATGGTCGCCGAGGCCCAGGCCAAGAAAGAAAGCAAAACAAAGTTTACCTGCCCATCCTGTGAACAGAACGCCTGGGCCAAGCCGGATGCTGTGCTGATCTGCGGCAACTGTTTCGAGGACGATCCAAGCGACCCGCAAATCATGCTTGCGAACGCCTAAACAGCCTAAATTCGCGCTAAATTGCCAAAGTTGCCCATAGTCAAGTTATGGGCAACTTACTCAATCCAGCTACGCCGATTAACCAATTCCATGATTCCGATATTCCGCTGGAGCCCACCGACCTCCGCGCCGGGGATTCGTGGAATTGGGAGCGCGTGTTCCCCGATTTCCCCAGCGGACTTTACCAGCTCAAGTACATCCTCAACAGCGCTAGTAATCGCTTTGTGATCGATGGGACGTCGGCCACCAATCCGCCCATCACCCCCGATAGCGACGGCCAGTCATTCGCCATCCAAGCGCCAGCCACGCTCACCGCGACCTGCCCCTCTGACACCTATCAGATGGTGGCTGTCTTGTTGGGCATTGCGGGCACCACGGCTGCCGGTGAACAAGTCACATTGCCATTGCAAGATGTGACCGTCTCACCCAACTTGGCCACCGCCACCGGCCCTGTGGATACGCGCAGTGATGTGAAGAGGAACCTCGATACCATCAATGCGTGCCTCCTGGGCAACACCGACCCTAGCGTTTCTGAGTACATGATTAACGGTCGCCAGCTCAAGCGTTTTCCCCGCGCTGACCTCATCAAAGAGCGTTCGTTTTGGCGCGCTCAATACAGGGCCGAACTCCGCGCCAAAGGTGAGTATTGCCCGCGCCGCGTGATCGGTTTCCGCTTCACAACCAGCGTGTAAGGAGAGCTA